CTACGTCGCCATGTCCTCCAGCGAACTGGACACGCTGCAAGCGGCCTTCCGCGCCGCCGGCGGGCACTGGTCGACCTTCATCATCTGGGCGAAGAACACCTTCACGCTCGGTCGCGCCGACTACCAGCGCCAGTACGAACCGATCCTCTACGGCTGGCCCGAGGGCGCTACCCGCCACTGGTGCGGCGACCGCGACCAAGGCGATGTGTGGCACTTCAACAAGCCGCGCGTCAACGATCTGCATCCAACGATGAAGCCGGTGGAACTGGTCGAGCGGGCGATCCGCAACTCCAGCCGTCCAGGCGATGTGGTGCTCGACCCCTTTGGCGGTTCGGGCACGACGCTGATTGCGGCCGAGAAGTCGGGGCGCCAGGCGCGGCTGATCGAACTCGATCCGAAGTACGTCGATGTGATTGTTCGCCGCTGGCAAGAGTACGCCGGCGCGCAGGCAGTGCGTGAGGCCGATGGGGTCCGCTTCGATGATCTGTTCGGCGCTGACCCCGGTGAGCCGTCACGCCTCAGTGACGGCAGAGGTGTGGCGGCACTTGGGGAAATTGGCGCAGCCGAGGAAGGGACGTCCTGCATTGGGGCCTGATTTGGCTGTGCGCTGAATCAGATCCCCACCGCATTTCGGGCAGGTTGTCGTGCTGCTGTGGCGTTGTTGCAGTGACGCGATGTGGGCGTTTCGGGTGGCCCAGGTCTTGGGCAACATCCCGGTGCGCAGCGCCTCAATCAACTGGGCGACTTCCTCATCCGAGAACAGCACGGTCTGCTTGCTCTTGATGTAGGTCGCGTAGCCCCTGGTCATCACGTTTGGCGGCATCGGGGTTTTCAGTTCAGCCTCACCCCAGAACATCACCACCGAATGCAGTTTGTCGTGATCGATCCCCAGGAAGTCTGCCAGCGCCTTGGTGTGCCGGTAATTCTGGTGCAACGGGTTCTGGAAGCGATGCTTTTTGCCGAAGAGGCTCTGAGTCCACTGCTTGTTGTGCTCGTCGCCAAAGATCCAGCCTTTCATGTTCTTGGTCTCGACGACAAAAAGACCGAAGCGCGAGACGATGACGTGATCGATTTGCGTGGTGCCGTTGGCCGTCGGAATCGTCACGTTGTTGATCGAGTGATAGATCTTGTCGTCCAGGAACAGCGTGTGCGCCACCGCTCCCTGCGCTTCCCCCAGCCAGCCTTTGAATACCGACAGCAATGACATCTTCTCTCCCGTTTGCTTCTTATGACGGGTCGATGATGCCACCGATAGGGACTGAATGAACAACCGGGGTGCAGGGATGAAGCAGACACGCTGGATGTCGCTGGTGGAAGCCGTGACCAACGTGCTGGTCGGCTACGGGGTGGCGGTGGCCACCCAATGGGCGGTGTTTCCGCTCTTCGGTCTGCACGCCACGCTGCAGGAGAACCTGGTGATCGGACTCGTTTTCACGGCCGTGTCGCTGGTCCGTAGCTACGTGCTGCGCCGCGCGTTCGAGGGGCTGCGCGGCATGGGCTGATCAGGCGGCCAGGGACTCTTCGACGATCTCGCAGTGGATCACGAAGCCGGTGAGGTAAGGCAGGCCCTTGGGGATGCCGTACTGTTTGCTGGTGCTGCGGCCAATCGTCCAGCCCATCCAGCGTTGGGTGGCGGCGTTGATGGCGTCAGCCAAGGCGTCGCCGGCGTAGAGGCCGTTTTGCACGTCGTCAGCAAAGTGGCGACCGTGGCGGCTGTCGAGGAAGGTGCGGACCGATTCGAGTGGCTGGCCGGTGGCGTCCGAGATCGCCGCCATGGCGATGGGCCAGGCGGCTTCGGCGTGCTCGCCCATGGTGCCAAAGAACCCGAAGTCGGTGATGGTCGAGGTGGGGATCTGGGTGGAGGTGTTCATCTCTGGCTCCTGGTGGTTGATCGTTGCGACACCCGTAGTAACGCGCTTCGGGCGATGGAAGCCAAGCGCCTGTTCGATCTTTTTGCGCTTGGCTCGGGGCCCTCATTCCATCGTGTCGGCACGCACCAGTTCCGCCTGGGCGCTGGCGATCAGGTCCAGGCGCAGGTTCGGGGTGATGTTGCAGGCGAGCTCGTTCAGGGTCCAGTTCATCACATCAGCCTTGTCGCGCAGCGACTCAGCCTCCTCGAAGCGGCTGGTGTAGCGATCCAGTTCGCGCAAGGCTCGTTCCAGGGTGGATCGGGCCTGGGCCAGGGCCTCGCGGGCGCGGTGTTCGGCGTGCAGGATCTGAAATTCGCGGGGCGTGTTCATGGTGTGCTCTCCTTCTCAGTTGATCGTTGCGACACCTGTATGAACGCGCTGGTCGCGTGAGAAGCCAAGCGCTTTTTGCTTGGCTTCGCGTTTCTCGTCAGGCCTTGCGCAACACCGCGATGCCGGCTTGCGCGAGATCCAGGGCAGCAGCGTGGAAGGCGGCTTCGGCCACCCAGGGTGCGGCGCGGGCGTCGTCGAGCAAGCGGTCGATGACCGGGCGTGCCTGGGCGCGCATGGCGACGCAGGCGGCTTCGAGCTCGTCGCGGCTGGCGGAGGCCACTTCCTTGCGGCAGGTGCGCACCAGCACCGTCAACGCTGCCTCGGCGAGCTTGGTGGCGAGAAGGTCGGGGGTGTGGAGGTTCATCGGGCGTCCTTTCGATCGGGTGGTTCGGGGTGACGTGATGAACGCGCTGTTCGCGTGAGAAGCCAAGCTCAATCTGCATCGTGCTCGGCATCGATGGCCTCGATGGCCAGCACCACATCGGCGATGCGGTCGGCCTCGAAGCCAAACCCCCGGTGGCGAAGCAGGTGCTCGATGCTCGGATGCTTCATCCGGGCGATCTTCCGGCAGGCCTCCAGCAACGCTGGCAACAGGTTTGCCGGGATCGGGGCGTTGGGCTGCGTGCTCACGCGCTGGCTTCCTCGGCAATGCGGTAGAGGCGCTGTCCTGCACCCGGCGTGCCGGCGGGGCCTTCGATCTTCTCGGAGACGATCGTCAGGCCCAGTTTCTTTTTGAGTGCGCCGGCAAAGGTCCCCCTGATCGTGTGGTGCTGCCACCCCGTCGCCTCACTGATCTGCGCGATGGTGGCGCCCTCGGGGCGTTTCAACATCTCGATCACCAGCGCCTGCTTGCTGTTGCCCGGGCCACGCTTGGGCGACTCAAGGGTGCTGGCGGGTTGAACCTGCTGCCAGCTGGCTTCGGCGGCAGCTACGGCGGCTTCCAGTTCCGGGTCGTCGGCCAGGGGCGGTGTGGGTGAGGTGGCGGCACCCTTTACCGCAGGCAGCACGTCCTCCGGTTGGGCTTCGCCCTTGATGATGGAGATGGCGGCACCCGTGATGCGCCACTGGCCATTCATCTGCTCGATCAGCCCGCGCTGCGCGAGGTTGGCGATCATCTTGAGTTTGGCGCCGCCCTTGAGGTCGAGCAGCGGCTCGATCAGGCCATTGGCATCGCAATGGGCGCGGGTGATGAGATCCAGTTGGCGTTCGGTGATCGGGGTGGTTTGTGCGGACATGGTCGTGCTCCTTGTGGGTGATGAAGGTCAGGCGGCTTGTTGTTCGATCGGCCGATCAGTGGCCTTGGCGGCGGCGCTTTGGCCTGCGGCCAGGCCTGCTTGGTAGGCCGCCACCAGGGCGCTTTTGACGCCCCAGACGCTGACGTCGTGGAAATCCAGGCTGTCGCTGTTTCGTGTGGCCAGGGTCTCGATGAAGAGGTGGTCCAGGGCGATCCGGGCGAGCAGCTGGTCGAGTTGCTGCGCGGCTTTGGTGGTGGTGGCTTTGGTGGTGGTCTTGCGCATGGTGTTCTCCTGGGGGTGGGTTGCTGTGCTTGTAGTAACGCGCTGTTCAAGCGGAAAGCCAAGCGTTCGCCTCATCGTTTTGGCATCTATTTCGCATCGGAGTGGCTTGTGTTCGACACTGCTGAATCGGCGGCGGCATTGGTCGTGCAGTCCGCCTGGAAACGAGGGCTCGCGCCTGACCCCGTCCTCACCGTCGATGACTGGGCCAACCGCCACCGGATGCTCTCGTCGGTGGCCTCTGCCGAGCCGGGACGCTGGTCGACCAGCCGCACGCCGTACTTGGCCGAGGTCATGGCGAGCTTGTCGGCCACCTCACGATTCGAACGGGTCGTGTTCATGGCCGGAGGTCAGGTGGGCAAGACCGAGTGCGGCCTCAACTGGGTCGGCTACGTCATTCACCACGCCCCCGGCCCGATGCTGCTGGTGCAGCCCACAGTGGAAGGCGCCAAGCGCGTCTCCAAGCAACGGGTCGATGCGCTGATCGAAGCCAGTCCCGAACTGGCCAGCCGAGTAAAGGACCCGAGAAGCCGGGATTCCGGCAATACCCAGCTGATGAAGGAATTCCCCGGTGGCGTGCTGATCATGACCGGCGCCAACTCGGCGGTGGGTCTGCGCTCGATGCCGGTGCGCTACCTGTTTCTCGATGAGGTGGACGGCTACCCTGGCGATGCCGATGGTGAAGGCGATCCGGTGGCACTTGCCGTGCAGCGGGCGGCGACCTTCGTCAATCGCAAGGTGTATCTGTGCTCAACCCCGACCCTGAAAGGCTTCTCGCGCATCGAGGCGGCCTACCTGGAGTCGGATCAGCGGGTGTTCGAGGTGCCTTGCGATCACTGCGGCGCGTATAGCCAGATCCAGTGGCGGGACATCCGCTGGCCCAAGGACAAGATGGCGGACGCCGCCTGGCACTGCCCAGCCTGCGACGGTATCCATCCCGAGTACCGCAAGCCGGCACTGCTGGCCAACGGTCGTTGGACGGCTAAGGCCGAGGGCGACGGCAAGACGGTGGGCTTCCACCTCTCCAGCCTGTACAGCCCGTGGCTCACCTGGGGCGAGATCGCCCAGGAGCACCATGCCGCCAAGGACGATCCGGTACGGCTCAAGGTCTGGGTCAACACCAAACTGGCTGAGACCTGGGAAGACCGGGAGGGTGAGACCTTGGATGCCGAAGGCCTGATGGAACGTCGGGAAGCCTACGGGCCAACCATCCCGGCGGAGGTCGCGCTGCTCACCTGCGGCATCGACGTGCAGGACGACCGGCTGGAGTTGGAGGTGGTCGGCTGGGGCCGGGACGAGGAGTCCTGGTCGGTGGACTACAAGGTGCTCTGGGGCGACCCGTCCGCGCCCGAGGTCTGGGCGCAGCTGGACGAGTATCTCGCGCAGCGATTTGAACACGAAACCCTGGCCAACGGCCTGACCATCGAAGCCGCGTGCCTCGACACCGGCGGCCATCACACCCTGGCGGCCTATGCCTTCTGCAAGGGCCGGGAGAGGAAACGCATCTGGGCGATCAAGGGGGGCTCAGGCAAACGGCCGATCTGGCCCAAGCGACCGAGCAAGGCCAACAAGGGCAAGGTCAATCTGTTCACGGTCGGCGTCGATGCCGCCAAGGAAGCGATCTACGCCCGGCTGAAGAAGGCCGGGCCCGGCCCAGGCGCGATGCATTTCCCGCTGGACCGGGATGCGCAGTATTTCGAGCAGCTGACGGCCGAGCGGATTCGCACCCGTTACGTGAGGGGCTTTCCGCAGCGCTTCTGGTGGAAACCGGATGGCCGGCGCAACGAAGCGCTGGACTGCCGGGTGTATGCCTACGCCGCGCTGCACGGCCTGTTGTCGATGGGCCTGAACCTCAACAAACGGGTCGAGGCGCTGCCGCCGGTTCCGGCGAGCCGTCAGTCTCGAAACGATCCACGCCCTGTGACGGCACCGATGACCGCCAGCCCGCGCCGTCGGCGCATGGCGATTTCGTCGAACTACATCTGACACCGCCAGCCTCTCGCTGGCCGGGAGTGCTGTCTATGACCCTCGAACAACTCAAGGCCCAGCGGGAAGCCCTGCAGGCCGCCCGCTTCAACGGTGTGCTCACCGTGAAGGCCGGCGACAAGTGGGTGACCTACAAGTCGGACGCCGAACTGCAGTCGGCCCTTGGAGACCTGGATCGCGAGATCGCCAAAGCGGAAGGCCGCCCGCGTGCTCGTCGCATCCGCACTTACGCCGAGAAGGGGCTGTGATGAAGGCATTCCAGAACCTGCGGCGCAAAGTGGGTGCCATGATCGGCGGCTTTGAGGGCGGACTGTCCGCCCGCCGCCTCAAGACTTTTCAACCCAGCCGCGCGCACGTCAACACGCTGATCCAGGCCGCCGGCGCCGACATGACCGCGCGTGCCCGCTACCTCATCCGCAACAACGGCTACGCCGCCAATGCGGTCGAGTCCTGGGCGGGCAATGCCGTGGGCACGGGCATCAAGCCCTCCTCGGGCATTGCCGATGCCGTGCTCAAGGACCGAGTGCAACGGCTGTGGCTGCGCTGGACCGATGAGTCCGATGCCGAAGGACTGACGGATTTCTATGGACAGCAGCGCCGCGCCGCTCGGGAACTGTTCATCGCCGGGGAAGTGTTCTTCCGCATCCGAGCACGCAGGCCCGAGGATGGGCTGACAGTGCCACTGCAGTTGCAGATGCTGCCGTCCGAGATGCTGCCCTTGAATCACAACCAGGCACTCGACAACGGCCACCGCATCCGTCAGGGCATCGAGTTCGACAAGATCGGCCGACGCGTGGCCTACCACTTCCTGCGCCGCCACCCGGGCGACATCACCGATCCGGGGCTGGCCGGGGAGACGGTACGGGTGCCGGCCGAGTCCGTGCTGCACATCGTTGATCCGGTGGACGCTGGTCAGTTGCGCGGCGTGTCGCGCTTCTCGCCGGCGCTGGTGAAACTCTTTCTGCTCGACCAGTACGACGATGCGGAGCTCGATCGCAAGAAGGTCGCGGCGATGTTCGTGGGCTTCGTGCGCCGGCCCGAGCGCGACTTTGACAACAGCGGCGAGACCGATGCTCAGGGCGAGCCATTGCTGCCGCTCGAGCCCGGCCAGTTGCAGATTCTGGACGACGGCGAGGACATCACCTTCTCGAACCCGGCCGATGTCGGTGGCAACTACGAGGCCTTCCAGTACCGCACCTTGCTACAGGTGGCGGCTGCATTGGGGCTGCCCTACGCCAACCTGTCTGCGGACATGCTGAAGGCGAACTACTCGAACACCCGTGCGGCGCTTCTGGAGTTCCGTCGGCGCATCGAGGCATTCCAGCACTCGGTGCTGGTGTTTCAGCTGTGCCGCGCGGTGTGGGCGCGCTGGATGGATACGGCGGTGCTCTCGGGGGCGTTGGACCTGCCGGACTACGAGCAACGCCGCGCCGACTATCTGGACTGCAGCTGGCTGCCGCCACGCTGGGACTGGGTCGATCCCCTCAAAGACATCCGCGCCGAGATCGAGGCCATCGAGGCGGGGCTCAAGTCGCGCACCCAGGCGATTGCCGAGCGCGGCTATGACGCCTCGCAGGTCGACGCCGAGATCGCCGCCGATCGGCAGCGCGAGCGCGACCTTGGACTGTGGTTTCAGCGTCGGACCGCGCCAGTCCCTGTCGATCAACCCGAGTCTGACTGACCATGACCGATCTGCCCCACTTGGCGTCCCGCCTGTACGGGACGCCACTCCTCATTGCGCGCCCCAAACTCGAAGTGATCCTCGGGGTGGTGGCCAGAAAGCTCGCAGGCGACACCCTGGCCACGCCACCACCGGCCAACGTCGATGCCGGCATGACCGGTGGCCTCCAGAACCTGGATGGCATCGCCATCCTCCCGATCCTCGGCACCCTGGTGCGTCGCTCTTCGTACATTGGTGCCGCCAGTGGCCTCACCAGTTATCACGACATCGAGGCCATGGCCGAAGCAGCCTTTGCTGATCCGATGGTGAAGGCTGTGCTGCTGGAGATCGACTCCAGCGGTGGCGAGGCGGGCGGCGTGTTCGATCTGGCGCAGCGTCTGCGGCAGCTGGCACAGACCTCCGGCAAACCCCTGTGGGCCATCGCCGATGAGGCTGCGCTCTCAGCCGCCTACGCCATTGCCAGTGCCGCCGACCGGATCTGGCTCACCCGCACTGCCGAGGTGGGCTCGATTGGTGTGGTGGCGGTGCACGTCGACGAGTCGGTGGCCGATGCGAAGGCGGGGCTCAACTACACCTTCCTGCACGCCGGCGCCCACAAGGTCGACGGCCATCCGCACGCGCCGCTGCCGGCATCGGTCGCCGCCGACATCCAGGCCGACGTCGATCAGCTGTACACGCAGTTCATCGCCTTGGTCGCCCGGTTCCGCCGCCTCACGCCCGAGGCGATTCGTGACACCGAGGCTCGCGTCTATCGCGGTGAAGCCGCCATCCGCGTGGGCCTGGCCGATCAGATCGGCACCACCCGCGAGGCGCTGACCGCCCTGCAACGCCAGCTGGCGTTGTCTGCCGGCCGCAGCCTGCGCAACAAGGCTGCTTCGCTGTCGGCCATTCGTACCACTTCCCGATCCCAACCATCCCCGAAGGAGATCTCCATGAACGATCACAACCCCGTCACGCCATTGGACGACGCCCTGGAAGGTTCGACCCCGAACTCAACCCAGACCCCGGCGCAGTCACCGCAAACCCCGCCGCCGCTCGATGAAGCGGCCATCACCGCCCAAGTGGAGCAGCGACTGCGCCGCCAACTCGCGGAACTCACCGAGATCGCCGCCCAGGCCAAACGCCTCGGCGTAACGGTCGATCCCGCCCAGGCCCTGGCCCGTGGCGTCACCCCAGATGCGCTGCGCCAGTCGGTGCTGAAGCAGGCGGCCGAGCGCGATGTGGCGCAAGACATCGTCGCCGAGGCTCCGCCGCAACCCCACACCAAACCCCAATCCGTCGCTGATAGCCCCTTGGTCAAAGCGGCCCAAGCCTATGGAGGTCGTAAATGAGCACACCTTTGATTTCCCAGTCGACGCTGGGTGACCTGATCAAGCGCGAGTCCGACCCGGACTACACCCGCGAGACCGTGACCCTGAAGGCGGGCACTGCCTATCCTCTGGGCGCGGTGCTTGGTCGTATCACTGCCACTGGCGTCTATACGCTCTCTCCTGCCGCCTCGACCACAGGCATCGAGGGCGCCGAGATCGCCTGCGCCGTGCTACTGCACCCGGTCGCCGCCAGCAACGGGGACACCCAGGCTGTGGTGCTCGCGCGCGGCCCGGTGATCGTCGCCGACCGTGCGCTGGCCTTCGACGCCTCGGTCACGGATGCCGCCGCCAAATCCCTCAAACACCAGCAACTGGCTGCCCACGGCATCGTCGTGCGCGCCGCTGCTTGATTCGAATTCACAGGAGTTTTTCCATGACCGTGATCGTCAATCCGTTCGACGCCGGCGGCTTCACGCTGGCCGAGATGACGGCCGCCATCCAGATGCTGCCCAACCCCTATGGCCGGGTCGGCCAGCTGGGGCTGTTTGCACCCGAGCCGATTTCCCAGCGCAACGTCACCATCGAGTCCATCGAGGGTGAGCTGCGTCTGTTGCCGGCTGTTGCGCCCGGTGCGCCTGCGACGGTGGGCAGCACCGACAAACGCTCGGTACGCTCGTTTGCCGTGCCGCACATCCCGCACAACGATGTGGTGCTGCCCGAGGAAATCCAGGGCATCCGTGGCCTGGGCCTGGCCGCTGGCGAAGACCCGCTCGTCACCGTGATGACCCGCAAACTCGCCCGGATGCGTGCGAAACACGCGCAGACCTTGGAGTACATGCGCGTGAACGCTCTGCGCGGCATCACCAAGGACGGGGCAGGCAATACCCTCTACAACTGGCACGACGAGTTCGGCATCCAGAAGCCCGAGGTGGATTTCGCCTTCGGTAGCACCGAGGACATGGTCATCCACTGCACCCAGGTGGCCCGCCACATCGAGGAGAACCTCAAAGGCGAGATGATGACCACCATTCACGCACTGGTCAGTCCGGAGTTCTTCGATGCCCTGGTCAAGCACAAGACCGTCAAGGAGGCCTACACCTTCTACCAAGGCACGGCCGGTACCAATCCGTTGCGTGACGATGTGCGCCGGGGCTTCCGTTTTGGCTCCATCCTGTTCGAGGAATACTTTGGCACCGTGACGCTGGCCAATGGGCAGACCGAGCGGCTGATTCCGGCCAAAGAGGGCGTGGCGTTTCCGCTGGGCACGCTCGACACCTTCCGCACCTACTTCGCGCCGGCGAACCTGATGGACGCCGTCGGCACCTATGGCCAAGAGCTCTACGCCTACCAGCTGGCGCGTCCGAACGGCACTGGCATCGACATCTACACCCAGTCGAACCCGCTGCCCATCGTGAAGCGCCCGGCCCTGACCGTGCGACTCTTCTCCAGCAACGGCTGGTGATGGTCATGACGGCCTTCGGTGACCTGACTCGGGCGGTGTCATCCATCGTGCTCGACACCTTCGGCGAGCCGGTGGTGTTTCACCTCGAAGGGCAGGCCGAGGCGCTGCCGGGCCGGGGCGTGTTCTCGGCGGCGCACCAGGAGGTGGATGCCAGTACGGGTGTGCCGGTGTCCACGGTCCAGCCGGTGTTGGAGGTGCGGCTGGAGGATCTGCCGGCCACACCGACCGAGGGTGATGCGGTGACGGTGCAAGGGGTGCTCTACCTGATCGTCGAGGTGCGACCCGATGGGCACGGCTTTCTGAAACTGATGCTACACAAAGGGGGCGGCCATGAAGCACCCACGCACCCTGATCCGTGAGGCGGTGGCCGCGCGCCTCATCGAGTCTTTGCCCAAGGTGGATGAGCGCATCACGCCGGCACGCATCAGCATCCACCGCAGCACGCCGCTGTTTGCCGGCAAGTTGCCGGCGATCCTGATCTACACCCGCGACGAGCGCATCGAAGATCAACCCAACGCCGATCCGGGGCTGCGCTATCGGAAGTTGGATCTGTCGGTCGAGATCATCACCAGTGGCGATGCCGCAGCTGAGGAGGCCGATGTGCTGGCCCAGGCGGTGGAAGCCACCCTCGATGCCGATGAGACCTTGGGGCTGCTGGTCGAAGGCACGCGCCTGACCCGCACCGAGGTCGATCAGGGCGGAGAGGGCGACACACCAGTGTTGGCCGCTCGATTGTCGTTCGAGGTCAGCTACTGGACCCGACCGCTGGAAACGCCCGAAGGCGCACTGCCATTGCAGGCGCTCTACAGCTGGGCGCCGCGCATCGGTGTACCGCATGGGCCTGAGTACCAACCCCTGCTTGATCCCGCCGGAGCCACGCCATGAGCGAACGCCATCTGCACCAGGACATGACCGAGGCCGAGCGGCGGCTGAGCAATCTGGTGATGCTGGGGCAAGTGGCCGAACTCGATGCGAAGAAGGCCCGGGTGCGGGTCCAAGCCGGTCCCATCCTCACGGCCTGGCTGCCGTTTGCCACCGTGCGTGCGGGGCCGGATCGCACCTGGCACGCCCCGGAGCCCGGGGAACAGGTGGTGCTGGTCGCCCCGGGCGGTGATCTCAATCAGGCCGTGGTGGTGGGGTCGCTCTACCGCGACGCCTATCCGCCGCCGGCCGACAGCGCCGACATCAGCTGCACGGTGTGGGACGACGGCGCGTTCGTGCGGTACGACCGCCGCCAGCACCACTGGCACCTGTCGGTGCCATCCGGCGGGCGCATCGTCATCGAGGTTGGCCCCAGCAAGATCGAGATGAGTGATAGCGGCATTCGCCTCACGGCACCGCGCATCGATCTGAACTGAGGTGATGGATGGCAACCTGGACACCTGACCCGGCAATCATCCCCTGGCTGGAGGTGGTGGCCAACGCCACCTTCGTCGCCGCGCCCATTGTGGCCGTCGACGAGAACGGCACACCGGCCAGCCACTACGACTTCGAGATCGTCGGGCCGCGGCCCAAGATCATCGGCCTGCAGGTCAGCCAGGACGAAGCAGGGTTGGTGATCGCCGTGCCGCAAGTCATCACGGGCCTGTATCCGCCGGTGGAGATCGAGTACCAGACGCCGCTGGCTGACGGCAGTCGGCAAACCGGTTTTTGTTGGGACTTCCCGGAGATCCCGGTGGAGGCCGACGAGATCATCTGCTTTACGCCGCGTAAGGAACCCTCGCTCGACTGGACGTTGCGGGTCACGGCGTACTTTGCGCAGGGCTCAGACAGCGCCGAGTTCATCCTGCGCGTGCACGCCGACTGGACACCGGGGCGCGATGCATTGAAGGAGGCTGTTGATGCCCGCCGTCACGAAGCTCGGGAGTGAGTGCTCTGGCCACGCGTGTTGGCCACCCCGGCCCAATATCCAGGGTTCGCCCAACGTCTTCGTCAATGGTATCGCGGCGCACCGGCAAAGCGACGCCTGGGCCACGCACTGCTGCGGCAAGTCCTGTCACGACGGGAAACTCGCCGCCGGCAGCAGCACGGTCTACTGCAACGACCTGCAGCTGTGCCGCATTGGCGATCCGGTCAGCTGCGGTTCGGTAGCGGCCAGTGGGAGCCAGAACGTCTTTGCGGGTGGGTAGGCAACAGCTGAGACTCGAGCGCGACGTAATTGCGCAAATTTGCGCATTTATCCGAATGGGATGAAGGGGGGCTTTGCGATGAATGGCTTCAACGCCCACACCGGCCAGCCCCTCGCTGGCCTCGACCACCTGCGCCAGAGCATTGCCGACATCCTCTCCACGCCCCTGAACACCCGGGTGATGCGCCGCGACTACGGCTCGCGCATCCCCGAACTGATCGACCAACCCATCACGCCACGCCTGGCCGTGGAACTCTACGCCGCCACTGCCGAGGCGCTGCGCCGCTGGGAGCCACGCTTCAAGCTCACCCGCGTGCGCCTGACCGACGCGCGGGCCGGCTGGGTCGAGCTGACCCTGGAGGGCGAAGTGCGGCTGCAGGGCTTTGAAGGCCAGACCGTCACCCTGTCGGGGCTGAGCATCGGCAATGGAGGACGCCCATGAATTTCACTCCCTCGCTGGCGCCAGAGCTCGCCGGCCTGCCCACGCCGCAGGTGCTGGAGACCCTGCGCTTTGAGACCGTGTTCGATGCGCTGCTGCGCGACTTTCAGGCGCGCTACCCGCAGTACAGCGCGCTGCTGGCCTCGGACCCGGCGATCAAGCTGATCGAGGTGGCGGCCTACCGCGAGTTGCTGCTGCGTGCCCGGATCAATGAAGCCGCCCGGGCGAACTTGCTTGCCTTTGCGGTGGGCAACGATCTGGAGCACCTGGGCGCCTTCTATGGTGTTTCCCGGTTGCCCCAAGAGCAGGACGAGCCGCTGCGCCGGCGCATCCGGGCTCGCATCATGGGCTTTGCCAATGCGGGCGGCGCCGCGCACTACCGCTACTGGGCCTTGTCCGCTTCGCCGGAAGTCGCCGATGTGGCGGTCGACAGCCCCGGCCCGGGGCGGGTGCGTATCAGCGTACTGCCCACCGGGCACAGCGACACCGTGCCCGAAGCGCTGCTGGACGCCGTGCGCGCCACGGTGCTGCGCGACGACGTGCGGGTGCTGACCGACACCGTGGAAGTCGTGCCAGTCAGCCTGGTGCCGGTGACGGTCTCCGCCCAGATCTGGCTCTACCCCGACACGCCCATGGCGGTGTTCGAGGGACTCGCCCCACGGCTCACGCGAGAGCTCGCCCAGGCCGCCGTGCTCGGCTGGGATCTGACGCGCTCCTGGCTGATCGGGCAGCTGCAGCAACCCGGTGTTCACAAGGTCGAGCTGACCGAGCCTGCCACCGATATCCGCATCCACAGCACCCAGGCGGTGCGCCTGACCGACGTCCAGCTGACCTTTGCGGGCAGAGACCGGTAAGCGCGCCGCCCTGGGGTTTTTCGACCCAGGAGGGCGCATGACATCGGATCACCTGCTGCCGCCCAATGCCACGGCGCTGGAGCGTTCGCTGTCGATCTCGACCGATCTGCTCACACGCCTTGCCGGTGATACCGAGGCGCTGGCTGGCTTCAAGACCGAACCCAGCGACAGTCTCTTGCCTTGGCTGATCTGGGAGTACGGCCTGGGCGAATTGCTGCCATACCTACCCGATCCTCGCCGGGCCATTGCCGAAGGCATCCGCTGGCAGCGCTTGCGCGGTACCCCGGCAGCACTCACGACCGCCTTGTCGTGGATCGGTGCGACCGCCACGGTCGAGCAGGAAACGCCCGGCATTCACTTTGCCGAGTTCCAGTTCGATCCAGGTCAGGTGCTGGATGACGATGGAACCATCGCCAACCTGATCGCCATTGCCCGGCTGTCGGCACCAGCCCGATCCCGACTGTCCCGCATCTACCACGGCTGGGATCTGCGCCGTCTGGTGCCGGGTGAGAGTCGGCTGGGCGAGGCGCTGCTGTCGGATCACAGTGGCGTGTTCTGGCGGGATGGGCAGACCAAGTTGTCGTTTGGGCGAGGTTTCGCGCAGAACGCGCTGGCATCCGGACAACAGATCGCGCCGAACCGTGAGGCCGTGCGTTTTGCGGTGGCCCGCCTCATCGACCGTTACCTGCTCGACTTTTCGGCGCTGGGCGATCCCGGCCACACGCCCAACGAGGAAATCCTGCACTCGCATCTCTTCACACTGGCCAATGCGCGGGGGGTGCCGAATGCGACCACCTTGCTGCCCGAACGCCGATTTGCACGGGCGATGGTGGTGCTGTCCGACAGCACGCCTTTGGGCGACATCAACGCCAACCTGCCGCGCTTTGCCTGGCAAGAGTTGGGTAAAGCAATTTCACTCGGTGAGGGCGATCTCTTGTCTGCCACGCCACACCAGCTCATTCGTGTGGAGGTGCTGGAGCGATTTGCTCGGGGCCATCCGGGCGACCTGGTCGTGCCAACCTTGAGTCTGCTGGCCCACCGCGATCATCTCGCTGTTCACCGTGTCCAGGCCCGCGCCGATCAGTCGCTGGGGATGTGGGCCTTGGGCGAATCGGTACCGAGCCTGGACCGGGGCTTCGTGCGCCGGGATCACACCCGAGGCAACTTGGGGCTGCCCGATGCCGCTGGCTGGCGGCCACGCCTTTACCAACGGGCGCAGGTGGTGCTCAGTGAAGTCATTCTGGGCGAGGTCAATACCCGCACGCCCCGGCGAGCACTGTTGCGCACCCGACCGCTGCCCACCCTGGGCGATCTCACCTTGGGTGGGGCCGCTGAGATCGAATGGCGGCCACTCACCGAGATGCAAATTTGCATCTCTGGCCTGACCGAGAACTTGCCCTATGTCTTCGACGACGCCCGCCCGAGCCTTTTGCGCCTGCTGACCCGTAGCGCTGAAGCCGACACCGCTTCACAAGTTTCTCCCGCACGCGTGCCGGTCCTCAGCACCCGCGCTGCTTGGAGCGGCCAGACCTGGACCGGCGTGCGCTGGCCGACTTCAAGCTGGACCGACACCCGCGAGCTGATCGGCGCGACACATCAGACGCTGAACTGATTCGGCAGCGCACCGAGCGCTGCTGCTTTGCATTTCTCCCTCATTCATTTTCTGGAGCACCCGATGGCCATCCTGACTGCCAGCGGTCGCGCTGCGCTTGCCGCCGCGATCAAACAACAGACCTTGCACCTCGCCCTGGGCGAGGGCGATCCGCTGTGGGACACCACCCGCGCGATCAGCACGCCCTTTGACGAGGCGGGTGTGATCGAGCTGGGCTTTACGCACCTGGCCGATATTCGCGTCACCTCGCTCGATGGCCAGACCGAGTACCTGCTCGATGTGGACTACAGCGCCAACGCCCGCGAGGGCGTGATCCGGCGCCTGCCTGACAGCACGATTCCCGAAGGCGGTGACGTCACGGTCCACTTCAAGATTTCGCACCCGCCCGAGTCGATTGGCCAGACGGTGCTGCTGCGCGAAGTCGGCCGCCGAGTGGTGGATGAGGTGCATTTCGTTGCCGCCGACCCCGAGGGCGAGATCGTCGTGCCGACTGGGCGCTATCGGCTCAGCGCTGATCCGACCAACCATCTGTTCATCCGCGTGCGTTTCGACTTCGAGGACGCCGCCACCAGCGTGGTGCGCGAGCAAGGCCTCTTCGTCGGCACCCAGACCGATCCCGCTTTGCCCATCGGGCAGAAGTTTTTCATCCCCGCCCAGATCACCGATCCGGGCATTTTGCTCGTGCTGCAGAACTCGGTGCCCATCGTGCGCCAGCCCAGTACGCGCGAGACCTTCGAATTCGTCGTCACTTTCTAAATCGCGAGGCCACCCATGATCGAGCGTTACTACAACCTGTTTGACCCGGCCAAGCACTACACCCAGCTCTTGTTCCGCGCCGGCGATGGCCTGCAGTCGCGGGAACTCAACGAGATCCAGACCACCCTGATCCACCGCTTGCAGGGCGTGGCCGATGCGCTGCTCAAGGATGGCGACATCGTCAGCGGCGCCAACCTGCAGATCGATGCCGACACGGGTCTGGTCACCCTGGAAGCCGGCCGCGTCTATCTGCGCGGCGCGGTGCGGGACGTCCCGGCAGCCACCTTCACGGTGCCGACCACCGGCCGCATTGCCGTCGGCGTGCGCTTTACCACCCGCACCGTCACCGAACTCGAAGACCCCAGCCTGCGCGAACCGGCGGTGGGCGTGCGCAACTACCAGGAGCCGGGGGCCGGTCGTCTGCAGGAGACCATCGCCTGGGGCTGGGAAGGTGCGGGCACCAGTGACGGTCAGCCCGGCGACTTTCACGCCATCTATGCGCTGGACAATGGCATCCTGGAGAATCGCACTCAGCCGCCGGTGCTCGATGGCGTGATTGCGAGTCTGGCGCGCTACGACTATGACGCCAACGGCCACTACGTGACCGAAGGGCTGGGCGTCCGATTCCTCAGCACCGATGCCGATGCCCAAGAGCACATCTTCTCGGTCGCCGAGGGCCGCGCCAACATCGACGGCTTCAAGGTCGAGCGCAGTCAGTCGCAGCGCCTGCGTCTGCCCATCGACCCGGATCTGCAGCGGGTGTCCTCGGAACCGCAGGTCTTCAATGACTCGGGCGATGGTTCGATGGTCGTCACGATCAACCGGCCACCGCTGGCTCAGGTGCTCGACATCAAGGTCACCCAGCAGAAGACCGAGACCGTTGCACACGGCGCCTTCACCGGCAGCCGCGATGTGCTCACCGAACCGACGGTCGTCGCCGTGCTGGAAGTCAAGCAAGGCACGACCACCTACACCCAAGGCAGCGACTACAAGGTGGTAGGCGACGAGATCGACTGGAGCCCGGGCGGTGCAGAGCCGGCACCCGGATCGAGCTACCAGGTCACCTACCAGTACATCGCCAGCATCACGCCCACCGACTTGACCGACACCGGCTTCAAGGTGGCGGGCGTGGTGCAGGGCTCGACGATGTACATCGACTACCTGTGGAAGCTGCCGCGCGTGGATGTGCTGGCGCTCACGGCTGACGGCCAGGTCGAGCGCATCAAGGGCATCAGCCAGGTGAGGAACCCCGTCGCACCCACGGTGCCGGCCTCGCGCCTGGCCTTGGCCGAGATCGCCTATGACTGGAAGCAGGACAGCACTCCCGAAGTGCGCAACATCGCCATTCGCACCATCAAGGTCTCGGAACTGACCGCGATGCAGCGCCAGATTGCCGACCTGTATGACCTGATGGCACTGGAGCGCCTGCGGGTGGACGCCAACATCCGCGAGCCCGCCGCCAAGAAGGGGTTGTTCGTCGACAACTTTCTGGATGACGATCTGCGCGACCAGGGCGTGGCGCAAACCGGGGCGATTGTGGCCGGTGTCCTCACCTTGCCGATCACGGCATCCGCCCAGCACGCCAAGGAGAACGGTAATGCGCTCATCACGCTCGACTACACCCTGACGCCGGTGATCGAACAGTTGGCCCGCACGGGTTCGATGAAGATCAACCCTTATCAGGCCTTCGAGCCGGTGCCGGCCCGGGTGACGCTCAATCCGGCCGTCGACCAGTTCACGGTGACGAACACCACCTGGGCGTCCGACGTCACCGAGCGCCTGGTCATCGGCAGCGGCGTGCTCGAACAGGTGCTCGAGACCCGACGCTCGGAACAGGTGCTGGCCTCCTCCAGCGAGAAAGCGCAGTTTCTGCGCAGCCTCAATGTGGCTTACACCGTTACCGGATTTGGGCCGAATGAGCCACTCAGTGAGCTGCGCTTCGATGGCATCGGTATTCCGCAGCCGCCCGGCACGGCAGCCAATGATGCTGGCCTGCTCACCGGCAGCTTCCAGATCCCGCAAGCGATTCCGGCGGGCGCGAAGTTGGTCGAATTCCTGGGTGCCGGCGGTAGTTACGGTTCGGCCACCTATGTGGGGCGCGGCCAGATCGTCACCGAAACCCGTCGCCGCATCCTGACCACGGTAGTGCGTCGCTGGGACCCGCTGGCGCAGACCTTCACGCTGCCCGAGCGCCGCACCATCGGCGCTCTGGAGCTGTGGTTCACCGCCAAGGGTGGCTCGGCTCCCGTGATCGTGCAGATCCGCGAGACGCAGGTCGGCATCCCGACCACCACGGTGCTGACCGAAGGCCGATTGCTGGCGTCCGACATCAAGACCGATGGCAACCCGACCCGCATCACCCTCGACCCGGTGGCGCTCGACGCCAACCGCGAGTACGCCATCGTGGTCCTCACGGATGACGCCGAGCACGCCGTGTCGGTAGCCGAGCTGGGCAAGTTTGATCCGCGCACCGGCTGGGTGACGGCGCAGCCCTACCAGATCGGCGTGCTGCTCTCGTCCTCCAACGGCAGCACCTGGACGCCGCACCAGACGCAAGACCTGACTTTCCGCCTGTTGGCCTGCCGGTTCACGCAGACGAGCAAGACCGTCTCGCTGGGCCAGTACACGGTGACGAATCTGTCGGATGTGATGGCGCTCGCGGGCGTCGAGCGTCCGGCCGCCGGCACCGATGTGCAGTTCCTGGTGACCGATGCCCAGGGGCGGATCTACACCTTGTCGGAAGACCAGGGGTTGGCCTTGAGCGAGAAGCTCTCGGGCAACCTGGCGGTGTCGGCCAAGCTGACGGGCACCGAAGTCGCCAGCCCGATCCTCTACCCGGGCACGCAGCTGGTGTTTGGAACGCTGGAAGCCGCTGGCGACTACCTGTCGCGTGCGATTCCGGCTGCTGCCACCTTCAATGTGTCGGTGACCTTCGAGGCGCTGACGCCTGGCATGTCCAGCGTGACGGTGCAGGCCGAGTCCGGTACGTCGGGCAGTTTCCAGACGTTGTCCTTGTCGTCGGGCGTGGAGGTGGGCAACGGCTGGGTGGAGCGTACCTACAAGGCCGCCAGCCTTGTTGGCGTCGGGGCGGATCGCACCACGCGCGTGAAGCTGGCGTTGTCCGGCAATCCGCAGCACCGACCCTTCGTGCGCAACCTGCGCGTCATCGTCACCTGATGGGGGTGAGCGATGACCCAGGAGCGCACGCCGCGCGGCTATCCGCTGCCGCACCCCGAGCACCTGCTGTCTGAGGACGTCCTCAACCTGCGTGAAGCCCTCACCCGCATCGATGCGGATGTGGCCGCGCAGGAGGCGTCCACGCAGCAGGGGCAAGACCAACTCACCGAACGGCTGCACCGCCAGCAATTGCGGGTGTTTCACCAGTTCGGCTTTTAAGGAGCACACCCCATGGCCAAAGACCCCTTGCTGCGCGATGCGGTGCGCGCGATCAAAGCCAAGATCGAAACTGCCGCCGAGATCGCCACACCCGAAGAGCTGGCGTATCTCGGCACCGCCATCGACCGCATCGGTGGGCGCGCCACCGTCCTCGAGGTCGAGGAGATGGGTGACATCAAGATGGCGGAGATGTCGGCGCACGCGACCGCCGTAGAGACAGCGACGCTCGACACCATTGCCACGGCCGCTGATGTGGCCATTGCCAACGTCACGGCGGCCAAGACAGCGGCCGAGACTGCGATCACCGCCACCAAGACGGCAGCGGAATCCTCGATCACCCAGACCAAGGATGCGGCCCTGGCGGTGATGGCGCAGACCGAGACCAGCACGGTGGCGACCGTCAATGCGGCAGCCCAGACCGCGATCCAGCAGGCGGCGGCTGCCGCCAACAGCGTCACCCAGCAACTGGTGCTGGGGCGCAAGACCTTCTTCCTTGCCCAACTCTAAGGAGCCCCCTCGATGTCCATTCTGGGAACGGCGCTGCCAGCCGCCAATACGCTGGCGACCCTCTACGAAGTGCCCACCGGCCGCCGCGCGGTGGTCAATGTCGCCGCCTGCAACAAAGGCACGGCGGCTGCCAAGGTGCGCATGGCGCTCACCGCCTCGGCCACACCAGCCGAGAGCGAGTTCATCGAATTTGATGTGAGCCTGGCGGCGACCGAGGTGCTGGAGCGCACTGCGCTCTCCTTGGCTGCGGGGCAGAAGATCGTGGTGCAGGCCAGCGCCGCCACGGTCAGCTTCAACGCCTGGGGCATTGAGGAGGTGGCGTAATGGGACGTTATCTATCCAATCCGCTCGGCCGCAGTGACGGCCCCGTGAGCGATGTGCGTTACGCCGTGTGCAACTTCGGGGGCAGCGGGGGCAGTTACTACCGGCTGCTTGATGGCGACTTCAAACCGGCGCGCCAGATTCCGAATCTCGCGCCCGCGATGGCGCCCATCTCGGTCAGTGGCTACGCCTCCTACGGCACCGTCCAGCCTTCGGGGCTGGGGGTTTCGTTCGACCCGGTGTTTGCGCTGGGCGGTGCCTGGTCGGGACCGGCCAACACCAACGGCAACTCGTACTACTTCGACGGTGCCCAACAGCAGGCCATCAATTTTGGTGGTGCCACCACCGCCCCTGGCAACAGCAACAGCAACTTCGACCACTACACCGGCCGCTGCGGCGAGTTCGGTCATGACCGCTGGAACCTCGACAACCGTGGCGCGATCCTGCTGCCTCAGCGCAGCCCGACCTTCGGGCTGGAGACCAAGACCGAAGCGAACGATGCCTTCGTCAATGGCGATCTGGCCGATGGGAGCCTCACGCTGCTGCTTTGGAACGGACGCCTGTATCTCACCCGCCGCACTGAGGTGGAAACGGTGGTGGTCTCCAACGGCGCCAGGGGCTGGATCAGCCGCTTCACCGTCGCGGGGCTGCCCAACGGCTACTATGGCACGGCGTCCTACAACCGCACCCGCAACGAGCTCGTCATCCTGGGTGGCAGTTCCGCCACGTCCAGCAGCGGGATGTGGCTGCGGCTGTACCGCAATCTGCCTGTGCTCGACGAGACCAGCAACCTGGAGACCATCCTGTCGGCCATCACGCCGCTCGAGGTGGCGATCACCTGGTCGGGCTGGACGCCGGCGGCCAATGCCGAAGCGGTCGGTGGCGCCACACCCGTGCTCACCGACAACGGAGACGTGTTCGTCGGCTTCTTCAACGCTGGTTCGGCGCTGTATGTGGTGCGATTCCAGCGCACTGGCGACACGACGTTTGGCACGCCATCCAACCACGTGTCGTATGGCGTGACGACCAGCTATGGCAGGCACAACGCCCGGGGTTCCGGGATGCAGGTGATGCAGACCCGCGATGGCAGCACCGTGGCCTTCTACAGCCAGTATTACTACTACGGCGCAGGCCTGGGGGTCATCACCGTCAACAAGCGCTCGAGCAGCGCCCGGGTGATGTACGCCGACAGCCAGACCTCGGACGGTCGCAGTCTGCTGCACTGGGGTGCGTCGGGTTTTGCGGTGGCGTTCAATGCGTCGGGCAGCTACAGCGCGGCCAGCAGCGGTGCGGTGTACGGCTACGACTGTGCGGTGCAAACCGCTACCGTGTCCCCGTCGCAAATCGTGCTACCCATTCCCAACGGCTACAACACCGGCGGTACCTATCCGTTCTATGTGGAGGTGAACCTGTGATGAATGTCTACTTTGACATCCGAAACGGCCACATTGCCGTCATCGAAACCGACACCCCCGAGCCCGGCTGGATCAAGCTGAAATCTACGCAGTCGCGGCTGGCTGTGCGCTATCGCCTGGATGATGATGGCAAGGTGGTGGACGCCTATCCCGGCAAAACCGATGAGGAGGTGTTGACCCTCATCGCTTCGGAACAAGCAGCCCAAGTCGTGGCTGCTCCATCCCAGAAGGTCATCACCAAACTGGCCTTCATGAACCGCTTCACGATGGAGGAGCTGGCGGCCATCTACACCGCCGCCAAGACCGAGGTCATGGTTGAGGTGTTCTTCGACAAACTCAAACTGGCCGAATACGTCGATGTCACGGACCCGCAGACCATTGCCGGGGTGCAGGCGCTGGTGTCCAAGGGCCTCTTGACCGAGGCCCGCGCCCAGGAGGTGCTGAAGTGAAAGACGCCATCCGGCAGAGGCTGTCGATGCTGGCGATCTGGCTTTTATGCCAGATCGCCGCCGTGATCGCGTCACTGTGGATGCTGTTGGCCATTGTCACCGGTTCCCGCCGCGCCTGGACCCTGGCGGTGGCTCACGACCAACTGGCCAATGCCGCTTTCGGCGGTCACGAGGACGAAACGCTCAGTTCCCGCGCCGGCAAAGCCGCGCGTGAGGGCAAGCGCTGGGCCTGCGTGTTGTGTCGCTTGCTGGATCGGCTCGATCCGAACCACTGTGAGAAATCCATCGAGCTGGATCGGGGTAAAGCGATGCGGTGATCGCCCCGTCTGACCTCGCCTCACGGCCGCAGAAATCCGCCAATGGGCGGATTTTTTTTTTGCGCATTCGCCCCTGACATCCGCCGCTTGGCGGATTTTTTGGAGAAACCCCATGAACGAACGCTTTTTACACGGCATCGAGATCGTCGAGATCAACGAAGGCGCGCGCAGCGTGCGCACCGTCAAATCATCCGTCATCGGGCTGGTCGGCACAGCGCCCGACGCCGCCGGCGCGCGGCGCGCCGAACTGACGGTCGGCAGCGGCAACGCGACGCTGCGCGTCGTCGCCAAGCAGGCGGGCGTCGTCGGCAACGCGCTGCGCCTTGAGTTGCGTGCCGCCACCGAGCCCAACCAGCCGCTGGCCATCGCGGTCGATGGTCGCGCGCCCGGCCTGATACTGATTTTGGTCACGCTGGCCAGCGATGCCGATGGCCAGCGCATCAGCACGGCAAGCGATGTCGCCGCGGCGTTGAATGCGGACGATGACACCAAGACCCTCATCGAGGCCGCCGCGTTGGGCGACGGAACCGGCATCATGCAGCCGACGCTGGGCCCGAAAGCGCTGGATGGCGGCATGGACGAGCCGTTCCCGCTCAATACCCCGGTGCTGATCACGAATCGTCGCCTGATCCCGCATCTGGGCCAGTCCGGAACGCTGCCGTGGGCCATCGCCGGCATCTACGACCAGTCCGCGCCCATGATCTTCGTCGTGCGCGTCGCCGAAGGCAGCACGATGAGCGAGACGATCAGCCACGTCATCGGCGGCCGCGACGCCGCCGGGCAGCTCACGGGCATCAATGCTCTGCTGACGACCCGCGCAGAGATCAAGCCGCGCATCCTGATCGCGCCAGGATTCAGCCAGCACAAGCCGGTGGCCGACGCCCTGATTGCGGCGGCGCACACGCTGCGCGCCATCGCCGTCATCGACGGGCCCAATACCAGCGACGAATCCGCAATCGACTACCGATCGCAGTTTGGCTCGGAGCGGGCCTACCTGGTCGATCCGTGGCTGATGGTGCGTCGCCCGGACGGCTCGCAAGCGCCCGAGCCGGCGTCGGCGCGCGTCGCCGGGCTGATCGCGCAGTCCGATGAGATCAACGGCTTTTGGGCGAGCCCCTCCAACCAGGTCATCCGCGGCGTGCTGCGCCCGGCGCGCTTGCTGTCGTGGGCGATCGACGACCCCAACACGCAGGCAAACTACCTCAACGAGCTTGGCGTGGCGACCTTCATCGTGCACGACGGAGTGCGTCTGTGGGGCAACCGCAGTTGCGCCACCGATCCGCGCTGGAGCTTTCTCTGTGTGCGCCGCACCGCCGACATGATCAACGAGAGCCTGCTGCACGCGCATCTGTGGGCGGTGGACCGCAACATCACCAAGACCTACGTCGACGAGGTCACCGAGGGCGTCAATGCGTATCTGCGCCAGCTCAAGGCCAAGGGCGCGATTCTGGGCGGCAAATGCTTGGCCGACCCTGACCTCAACACACCCGAAGCCATCGCCGATGGCCGGGTGTACTTCGACTTCGACTTCACCGCGTCCTACCCCGCCGAGCACATCACGTTTCGCTCGCGCATGGTCGGCGACTACCTCGAGGAAATCTTTAAGTAAGGAGCAAGGCCATGCCCATTCAACTGCCCCGCGTGCTCAAGAATATGAACCTCTTTGTCGATGGCCGCGGCTACGCCGGGCGCATCGACGAAATCCAGCTGCCCAAGCTCACGCTCAAGACCGAGGAGCACCGCGCTGGCGGCATGGATGTGCCGGTCGAAATCGACCTCGGCATGGACAAGCTCGAAGCCGAGCTGACCATCTCGGACTACGACCCCGAGGTGTACAAGCTGTTTGGCCTGCTTGACCTCAAGCCGGTGCAAATCACGATCCGCGGCGCGATCCAGGCGCAAGGCGAAGATCCCAAGCCGGTCGTCATCAATCTGCGCGGTGGCTGGCGCGAGATCGACGCTGGCACCTGGAAGCCCGGTGACAAGAGCGCGCTGAAGGTCTCGGTGGCGGCGAGCTACTACAAGCTCACCATCGACGGCCAAGAAGTGGTGGAGGTGGACGCCATCAACCTGGTGCGCAAGGTCGGCGGCGTCGATCAGATGGGCGCCATCCGCGCTGCGATCGGGCTGTAACGGGAGGTCGCTATGGGTCACGCCGAACGTATCCGTTTGCACTACCCCATCGAGCACGACGGTCTACCGATCAAGGAGATCGCCCTGCGCCGTCCCACGGTGGGCGACCACCTGGCCGCGCAGAAGTCGGCTGGCACCGACGCCGAGCGCGAAATCCGGCTGATCGCCAATCTGGCCGAGCTGCCGCCAGCGGCCATCCACCAGCTGGACATGAAGGACTACGCCCAGTTGCAGAAGGTGCTGAGCGGTTTTTTGCAGTGAATCCGGGTGAGCTCTCCGCCCTTGTGGTGGAGCTCGCCCTCTACACCCACTGGCCTCGATCCGAGTTGCTCGCCCTGGAGGTGAGTGAGTTGGTCGAGGCCTTGTCATTGGCGCGGCGCTTGTCATCCGCCACGGCTACATCCTGATTTTTTCGTTGCCCGAGGTACGCCATGTCTACTGCGCATCCCGTTCAAATCAGCATCGGTGCCACGCTGGCGGCATCCCTGGGCTCGGCGGTGCGCGGTGCCCAGGCGCAGCTGAACCAGCTGGGCTCCACCATGGCCGAACTGGGCAACAAGCAGTTGGGCATCAAACGGCTGCAGGAGCTCAAGCATCAGGCCATCGAAGCGGGCGAGGCATGGCGCAAGGCGCAGGCCGAGGTCATGCAATTGCAGCAGACCAAGGCCGCCGGGCAGTGGTCGACCAAGGGACTGGATGCCGCTCGCGCCAGGGTGTCTGCGCTCGAGGCGAAAGCAGCCGATCCGGCATTATCCGAGGCCAAGCGCGCCCGCGCCGCCGCTGCGCTGGAGACTGCGCGTCAACGGCTCGCCGAGCAGGAGGCCAAGGCCGAGGCCCGCTATGCCCGGCAGCTCGATCACCTGGTCGAGAAGGCGGGCAAGGCCAAGACTGCCTACGAACAGATCAAGGCATCGGTGGCCAACCTGACCACCGAACTGCAAAAGTCCGGTGTCGCCACAAACAAACTCGCCAGCGAGCAGGCCCATCTCGGCTCCACGATGGAGACCTTGCGCGCCCGCACCGAAGCCCTGACCCGCGCGCAACAGGCCCAGGCCAGCAATCTGGAGCAGCGCAGCGCCTACCGCGCCCAGATGATGGATGCGGTGGCCCTGGGCGGTGCGCTCTACGGCCTGGTGCAACCGGCGGTTAAGTTCGAATCGGTGATGGCCGACGTCAAGAAGGTGGTCAACTTCGACACGCCCGAGCAGTTCGGGCAGATGTCCAAAGATGTGCTCTTGCTGTCGACGCGCATCCCGATGGCCGCCGAAGGGATCGGGGCCATCGTCGCGGCGGCCGGTCAAGCCGGCATCGCGCGCCATGAGCTGGTGCGCTTTGCCGAGGACGCCGCCAAGATGGGCGTGGCCTTTGACCTCTCCGGCGAGCAGGCCGGCGCGGCGATGACGGGCTTGCGCACGATCTTTGGCCTCACGCAAGACGAGGCGGTCAAACTGGGTGACGCCATCAACCACCTGTCCAACAACATGGACGCCCGCGCGGCGGACATGCTCAACATCGCCAACCGGGCTGGATCGACAGCCAAGCTCTTTGGCCTGTCCGGCGCGCAACTGAATGCCCTGGGTGCCACCTTCCTGGCGCTCAAGACGCCCCCGGAGGTGGCGGCCACCGGCATCAATGCGCTGTTGATGAAGTTGGCCACCGCCGACAAGCAGAACGAGAAGTTCCAGCAGGGCTTGCAGGACATCGGGCTGTCGGCCGAGGTCATGAAGAAAATGATCCAGCGCGACGCTCAGGGCGCGCTGACCACCTTCTTGCGGCAGGTGAAGAACGCGCCCGATCTGATGGGCACGCTCTCCGATCTGTTTGGCGCGGAGTATGCCGACGACATCGCCAAGCTGGTGGGCTCGATGGAGACCTACGAGAAGGCGGTAGGGCTGGTGGCCGACCAGACCGCCTACGCCGGCTCGATGCAGAAGGAGTACGAAGCACGCTCGGCCACCACCGCCAACAATCTGCAGCTGCTCAAGAACCAGATGAGCCGGCTGGGCATCACGGTGGGCAATGCGCTGCTGCCGGCCTTGAACAACTTGGTGGGCGCGTTGATGGGGCCGATCGACAGCCTCGCCAATCTGGCCGAGCGTTTCCCTATCGTCACCCAGGTGGTGGTGGGGACTGTCGGTGCCGTGCTGGGCTTGAAGGTGGCCACCATCGCATTGGGCTACGCCTGGACGTTTGTGAAGGGCCCGATCCTGGCGGCAAATGTGGCGTTTCAGTCGGTCCGCGCGGGGCTGGCCCTGCTGCAAGCGCAGGCAGCAGCGACCGGTGCCAGCAGCGGGTTGTTGTCACTGGCCTGGGCGCGGATTCAGACGGGCGCCCTCGGGCTGATCGCCCCGATCAAGTCGGCGGCACTGGCTTTTTGGGGCATGCTGCCAGCCATCGGTGCGACGACGGCAGCGCTCTTGGCCAACCCGATCACGTGGATCGTCGCTGGCATCGGGGTCGCCGTCGCAGGCCTTGCCTTGGTGATCCGCAAATATTGGGACCCCATTGCTGCCTATGTGGGTGGCGTGTTCCAAGGCATTCGCGCCGCAGTGCAGCCAGCGATCAGCAGCTTGACCACGGCGCTGGCGCCACTGGCACCCATCGGTCAGGCGGTCGCGTCGGTGTTCGGATTCATCGCCGATGCGATCAGCGGACTGGTCGGCTGGGTCGGTGATCTGCTGGCCCCGGTCACCCTCACCAAGGATGAGTTCGACAACCTGTCCGCATCCGGGCAGTCCCTGGGGACGGTGATCGGCAGCGTATTGAGCGCGGCGTTTACGGTGCTGACATTCCCGATTCGGGCAGTCGGTACGTTGGTGGGTTGGGTGATGGAGGGCTTTCGGTGGCTGGTGTCGTTCTCGCCGCTGGCTGCACTGCAAGCTGCCTGGCAACCCCTCTCGGGGTTCTTCGGCGGCCTGTGGGGCAGCGTGGTCAGCGGGGCGCAGTCGGCCTGGCAGCAACTCACTGCTGCGCTGGCGTCACCCAACCCGCTGCTTGCGCTGCAGTCTGTTTTGGGGTCAATGCTGAGTGCGCTCGGCAGCCTGCCCGGCCAGTTCATGAGTTTCGGCAGCGCGATGCTGCAAGGCCTCGCCCAAGGCGTGCGCAATGCCGCCCAGCAGGCCGTGGCGGCCGTGGGTGAAGTCGCCGCCAGGGTGCGTGACCGCTTCAAAGCGATGCTGGGCATCCACAGCCCGTCGCGGGTGTTCGCCACGCTGGGCAGCGCGCTGTCGCTCGGCCTGGCGCAAGGGGTGGCGGCAGCGGGGCCGGCGGTGGTGAATGAAGTCGGGCAGCTGGCCCAATCGCTGCAGGCCGTGCCGTTGGCACTGGCCAACCCTGACGTGGTATCGCCAGCACAGGGGCTGCGGCTGCCCTCACCGGAGCGTCCGTCGCTGGGGTTGGCGCTGCCTGCTCGGATCGATGGGTCTATGCCGACGTGGCGGCCGGCGTGGGAGGAGGTGCCTGCCCCGCAAGTGCCACCGGCCAAAGGTGGGCCTGGTGATGTGGTGGCTCCGGCACGTGCCCAGCCAGTCCCGGTGAACGATCCAACTCGTGTGGCGCCGTCCATGCCCGGTGCTCCAGCAGCTCCAGGCGCGCCCTCGATCCACTTCGCCCCGCAGATCACCATCCACGCGCCCCCGGGCAGCGACCCACAGGCCCTGGCCGATCTGCTCGACAGTCGGCTGCGCAGCCTGATCCGGGATGCATTGCGCGGCTCCAGTGCCGCGTTGCACGACTGATCGTCTGTCCTGAGTTCCATTTCCTGTTGCGGAGGTTCGCCATGGCCGAACGCGTGATGTTGGCCCTGGGGCCGTTTCGTTTCGAGATGGGGCAGGCGACCTACCAGAGTCTGGCCATGAGCCAGTCCTGGCGCTGGCCGGAACAGGCCCGTATCGGGCGCGAACCCGCGCTGCAATTCACTGGCCGCGAGCCCGCCGAGATCCGGCTGCAAGGGGTGCTGTTTCCCGGGTTCGATGCGGGTCTTGCGCAGGTGGAAGAAATGCGCGAACTGGCCGACAGGGGTGAGCCGCTGCAACTGGTCGATGGCCTGGGCCGGGTGTGGGGCTCTTGGGTGATCGTCGAAGTGGGCGACACCCGCAGCGTGCTGATGGACGACGGCCAACCGCGCCGGGTGGGGTTTGAAGTGAAGCTCAAGGCCTACGGCGAGGATGAGACCGTCACCGACTACTCGGGCGGCTGGAGCCCCTTCGCCATGCTTTCGGTCGTCGATTCGGTGCTCACCGACCCCGTCAGCGCCATGGATGACCTGCTCGGATCGTTGCCCGGTTTGCTGGAAGAAACAGGGACCGGGAGTGTGGCTGCGGTGACTGCGATCCACACTGCCTTGAAGGAACTGCTCTCGAGCTTCAGTTCCAGCCTCAACGGGCTGCACAGCCAGCTGAGGTCGGCAGGCCTCACGATCCCCGCCATCGATCCGCTGGTGCAGCAGGTGATCGCGGCGGTCAATGCACCGCTGAGTTCATCTGCTGCGCTGGACGCACAGATCACCGCCTTGCTCACCACAATCAACGCACTGTTGACCACAGGCATCCAGATCCGGGCGCGCACCGACCCTGCGCGCTACAGCCAGCAACACAGCGAGATCGCCGGCGAGCTCGTTGCCTTGCTGGAAAAAACCCACACCGCCCTGGTCTGGTTGCACGAGGCCTTGCCATGAGCCGCAAGAAGTTCGACGCCCAAGTGCTCACCGCCCGCGAGGGCGAGATGCTCGATGCGCTGGTCTGGCGGCACTACGGCCGCCTCGACGTGATGCCACTGGTGATCGAGGCCAACCGCCAACTGGCACGACTGCCCGTCACGCAGATGCTGCGATTACCGGGAGGCACCCCGGTGTCGATGCCCGCACTCCACGACCAGCCCGTGCTGCCGCTGGTGCGCATCTGGTCGTAGAGGAGACGCACGATGCAACCCACCTTCCTGATCCTCGCCGACCGCACCGACATCACCCGCGCCGTGGCCGACCGGCTGCTGGAACTCGTCGTGACCGACGAAGCCGGTCTGTCCTCGGATGCCCTGCGCCTGACGCTGGATGATCGACGCCGGGCCGATGGGGCGATTGCGCAACTGCCCAAGATTGGCACGGTGCTGGAAGTCTCGCTGTCCTACGCTGGCCGATCCTGGGTGGCGATGGGCAAATTCATCGTCGATGAGATCGAGATCCGCTCGCCGCCGGCCACGCTGTCCGTCTCGGCCAAGGCGGCCGACATGGTCGGGCCGTTTCGCAGTCCCAAGACACGCTCATGGGATGCAACGACGCTGGGCAAACTGGTCGAGACCATCGCAGGTGAGCACGGCTACACGCCGAAGGTCGATCCTGAGCTTGGCGCGATCCCCATCCCGCATCTGGACCAGACCGAGGAGTCGGATATGGCGCTGCTGACACGTCTGGCCGCCAAGCACGATGCGGTGGCCAAACCCGTCGCCGGTTTCCTGGTGCTCGCCCGCCAGGGCGCGGCCAAGAGCGTCACCGGCCAAGCGCTGCCGACGATCACGCTGCGGCCGGATCAGATCAGCGAGTGGCGCTATCAGTACAGCGCCCGCCGGATAGCGGGCAAAGGCGGCTCCGGTCTCGCCGACAACAGTGACGCGAATCACGGCGGCGTCAAGGCCTACTGGTGGGACTACCAAAAGGGCGAGCGGCGCGAAGTCGTCGTCGGACGCCCTCCATACGAGGAGTTGCGCTACGTGCACGCCACCGAAGCCGAGGCCCGCGCTGCTGCCGCCACCCGCAAAAACCGCGGCGAGCGCTCGCAGGCCGAGCTGAGCTTTCGGGTGCCCGGAGAACCGCGCCTGGCCGCTGAGGCGCGGCTATCCATTGCACTGCGACCGGGCATCCCGACTCGGTGGCGCATCACGCGCGTCGAGCACCGCTTGAGCGCTCAGGGGTACAGCACCAGCGTCGAGTGCGAACGCGACGTCATCGATCCGATATCGATCACGCAAAGCGAGGTCAACGATGACACCCCATGACACCCAGCCGATCACGATCACAGCCAACGAGCTCAAGGCGATGTTGGAGCAGGCTGCCGAACGCGGGGCCGAGCGCGTGCTCGCCCACCTCGGCCTGGAAAACGGCCACGCCGCGCGCGACATCCGCGAGCTGCGCGACCTGCTGGCCGCTTGGCGCGAGGCGCGCCGCGCCGCCTGGCAGACCATCGTCAAAGTCACCACGACTGGCGTCCTGGCTGCGCTGCTGGTCGGCATTGCAGTCAAGCTCAAACTGACAGGAGGCGGCTCATGATCGAAACCCTGTTGGGCGGATTGCTGGGCGGCGCGTTCCGCCTCGCGCCCGAGATCCTGAAGTGGCTCGACCGCAAGGGCGAGCGCAGCCACGAACTGGCGATGCAGGACAAGGCGCTTGAGTTCGAGAAGCTGCGCGGCGCCCAGCGCATGGCCGAGATCGGTGCCGGGGCCGATGCCGCGTGGAACACCGGCGCCATCGAGGCCCTGCGGGAGTCGATCGCTGCCCAAGGTCAGCGGCCCCGGGTCCGATGGGCCGATGCGCTGTCGGTCAGCGTGCGCCCGGTGATCACCTACTGGTTCATGGCGCTGTATTGCGCGGCCAAGACGGCGGCGTTCGTGGCTGCCATCAACGGCGGCAGCGACTGGGGCGCCGCGGTCCTGCACGCCTGGACCGAGGCCGATCAAGCCCTGTGGGCCGGGGTGCTGAACTTCTGGTTCCTCGGCCGCGTGTTCGACCGGGTGCGGCCGTGATCGCGGTTCCCCAGGCGGCCATCGATCTGGCTAAGCGCTTCGAGGGCTTTCATCGGGTGCCCAAGAATGATCCTGGTCGCGCGCATCCCTACGTCTGCCCGGCCGGCTACTGGACCATCGGCTACGGGCATCTGTGCGATCCGAAGCATCCGCCGATCACGGAGGTCGAGGCCGAGGCCTACCTCGCCCAAGATCTGAAGGTGGCGCTGGCCGCCACGCTGCGCTACTGCCCGGTGCTGGCCACCGAGCCCGAGGGGCGGCTGGCGGCCATCGTGGACTTCACTTTCAACCTCGGGGCGGGGCGGCTGCAGACCTCG